CTAATCTTTATTATTGTCAACTAGCTTTGATATCTCCTGCATTTTCTCGTCTAGCTTATGTAATTCTGAATAGAACGCAGGATTGTCTATGTATTTAGTTTTAAGTTTAATCATGACTTCATCAAACTTTTTTACTTTTAATTGTATCTGTCTTGCTAATGTTATCATTTATTACACTCGTAATTTATATATTCTTTTCTAGGATCATCATTAATTCCCGTTACCATATCTATAAATTTATCTGCATTAAACTTTGGATTATCTTTTTTAAAATATTGGCAAAGTTTTAGTAATATCATATGTTCGCTATGACTATACTTATTTAGTATTGTAGCTATCGCTATATAATCTTTTTTTGTCATCATAATAATATCAGTATATAAAAAAACCCTGCGTATGTCAATCACACGCAGGGCTTACTTTAACTTGAGGGAGATAAAGATTGTTTAGTTATATTTTGGTAATAGCCATTTAGGTATATAAACTTTTACCCATAGTTTAGGTTTATTATAACCTTTCCATAATCTAGGTTTATAACTCATTGCCTACCACCTAGCATAATCTCACGAAACTTTTTCATGGTATGTTCTGATATATTATCAAGCCCATTAGTTTCCTTGAATATATCTTGTGCCTCGTGAAGTTTAACTGTATTCTTTTTGTCGTAATTTCTAGCTTTGTTCTCTTGTTGAACAAGGTCTATTCCCCACCTAGTTTGGTCTGTCATATTATCCTTTCGGTTATACCTTATAATAACAAAAAACCCCTCATGTGTCAAACACACAAGGGGTTTCACTTTTCACTTTCCATCACGTTTTCCTTTTTATAAAAAGTTAGCAACGATTAACATTCCAATAGTTGCCCACAAAAATATAGCAACACTACCAGTCATAGTATTTCTCCTTTCTTTTAATATAATAAAATCGTACGACTTTTTATTTGATATGTCAAGCGAATGATTGAATGAGTAATACCAATAGATATCCCCATATCACAATGTTAATTGAGCCTAGTATATAAATCATATTTTTGGCTCTACTAATTGATCAATTATTTTGTTTAAAGTTTCATTTCTTCTCTCAAGTTTCTTTAATTTTTTAAGAAGAATGTCTACTAATCCAGTTTTTATTTTTCCTAACTCTTTAGATCGCCAAAGTTTTATCTTTAAAAGTTTATTGCTATCTCTATTCATTTTTTTATTTTCCTCGCTTTCATAAATGCTTTGTGTAGCTGTTCATTTCTAAATTCTTCTCTTTCAATTTCTCTTAATTTTATTATTGAAACTACAAAAAGAATTACACCTGATATGATTAGTAAAAAACCACCATATAAAAGAGTATTAAATATATTACTTTCCATATATACTCTCACTTATGTTTTTTAATTGTCCATTAACTTCTCGCATTACTTTTTTTGATTGTTCTTTTGTTAATGTGCTAAAGGTTTTATTGTCAGTTAAATTAAAAGCAATTCTTATACTATCTATTTTATTTTTAATAATAAATTGCTCTTTTATTTCTTTTAATGATACAGCTATTGTTTCAACACAATTCAAAAATTGCTGTTCCATTTTGTTAGGTTTATATTCATCACTCATTTTTTTTAACTCCTCAATGTTAGTTATTGTTATAATATAACATTACAACTTATTGAGGTATGTGTCAAACGCATAGCTAGTAATTAAGGTATGCACTAGGCACATAATAGAATGATTCTAATTAATAACTAGGTGCGACAAATATATCCATTTTTACAAATGCAAAAATAAAATCTTAATTTGATTTATCTAGTTAAAAATGCGATAAGAATGAATGCTTAAAAATATAAATAAACAATTAAACAAAGGAGTGAATATGGATAAGCAAAAGACAAAAAAAGTAGCTGTTGATGTAAATATAGAGCAACAGAAAACTTTAGTTAATGACATTGTTATAGGTAGTTCAGAAATCGGACATAAAAGAATTACTTTAACAACATTAATTATTAACACCTTAAAAGAAAAAAAGGTTGAATTAGAATATAAAGACAAATCAACAGGTCTTATTAGGAAATTCAATCAAATGAACACAATAACTAATAGAGATGTTAGGGGCTTTGTTGAAAGCTATAAAGAGTATTTAGGAGTGAATACTTTAACAGAATGGAATTCACAAACTGATACAGGTAAAGAAAGAATGCGAATTTTAAAAGATTCTTTCTGGGTAGCTTTACCATTAATAAAAGCTGATTGTGTTCAGAAAAATAAAAAGGGTGAGCAATTTACAGGAAATAGAAATTCAGAAATTTTTATAGATGGTGATTTTGCTAATGAATATAGCCCAAACCCACAACATAAAAAGGGTGCTGATCAAGTTAGTATGAAATTTAGTGAATTAAAAAAAGCTAGTCAGAATTATTATGCTGATAAGAATACTAATTTAACTACTAATGAAAGTTCTGGAACAGATAATTCATTTGTTAAAAGTTTAAAAAGAATGACTTTAACAATTAATGCGTCTAAAGATGAGTTAGTTCTTAAAAAAGAACAGGCAGGAACAGAAAACGCAATCAAGTCTTTAGCTATTGCGTGTAATCAATGGACACAGGAATTTAACAAAGTTAAAGAAAGTTCCATGACACCTGAGCAAGTTGCGAGATTAAAAAAAACTGCTTAACCATATCTAAACTAAACCCCAGATTAATTTAATTTAGTCTGGGGTTTTTTGTATCTGTACTAAAAATAATTTAAGTAGTTTCCAAGCTAACACTAGCTAACAAAAATTCAAGGGCTGTAATTCCTGTTGATCTGGTAATCACTAGGCAACACTAGGTAATTCTAGGGCAACCCTTGACCATAAACTAGGGCAACTTTTTATTTTTTCTGCGATTGACTTGATTTTACACTAGGGATAGGCGAGGGTACACCCCCCTACCTGTATAGGTATATACCCAGTCACCAGAAAATCCCTGAGGTCTATGTAAACCACCTGGGGGCTAGGGAATATTCTAGTAAATATACTAGGGAATACCCTAGGGGGGTGGCTGTAAAACTACCTGAGGTATAGATATTAGACCCCCCTGGCAGTGCCTAATAACATTATACACCCTAAAAACACATTTGTCTATTGACAAATTGTCACATATGAAATTTAACGTCAAAAAAAACTTGACAAATTGCTTAACAGTTGCTATAATAGAGAGATATATTATTCAAAGGACACACATACACGCACAATTCAGTAGAACAAAAGGGGTCATCACGGATAATATATACAAATTATGCTAGATCTAGACATAAACAAAGCAAAAAAACTTCCTTTTAAGGAAATAATGGAGATAATAAACGCAAATCATGGATTCTTCTATAACGAAAACTCAAAAAAGAAACTTAACAGATATGCAAGAGAGGTTTCTAGACGCACTGTATGGCGAAGCAAGAGGAAATCCAAGAGAAGCAGCTAGGATAGCTGGTTATTCTGACCATAGCTACCCTAAAGTTGTGCGTAATCTCAAAAAAGAAATAACAGAATTAGCAGAGACCCACTTATCAACACACTCTGCCAAGGCAGCTACTCGTTTAACAGACCTACTAGACGAAGACGGGACCACACCACACTCTAACATTCGTCTAGCAGCTGCCAACTCAGTATTAGACCGAGTGGGAATCTCAAAGAAAGACCAATTAGATATAAATATGAAAGCTATGCATGGAATATTTATATTACCAGCTAAAGATGGAACCAATAAAGATCAAGAAGAGAGCTAGAACTATACCATTTGGTTTTAAGCAATCAGAAGATCCAGAATATCTGGAACCAATCAAAGAAGAATTAGATGCTCTTAATCAAGCAAGAGAATATTCAAAGACTTGTTCGTTAAGAGAGACTGCCCAATGGCTACATAGAAAAACAGGAAGATACATATCACATGTCGGACTCAGAAAAAGACTT